CGTGTCTTGGAATAATTTCCCATTCATGACTCCGCTGGTTAGGAAGCGCCGGATTAGGTGGAGTAACCAAGGATCAGTTACTTGTTGCTGAATGAAATTCATCAATAGGTCATGGTTGACCGTGTCGAAGTAGGCCTTTAGGTCAAGGTCTACCACATAGTGGTAGCCTTGATTATAGAGGCTAGTGACGCTCTTAATCGCGTCATGTGCACTCCGGCCAGGTCGGAAACCATAGCTATTGTCAGAAAACACTTGTTCATATATCGGTGAGAGTACCTGCACAACCGCCTGTTGAATCATGCGGTCGATAACTGTCGGTACTCCCAATTTTCTAGTTGAACCATCAGGCTTGGGTATTTCTACCCGCCTAACCGGTTGTGGCCGATATGTTCCATTACGCAAACTTTCCAAAAGTTCTTCCCGGTGCTTGCGGGTATATTCGGGTAGTTGGTCGATGGTCATCCCATCAACACCAGCTGCACCTTTGTTTTGACGAACCCGTTTGAACGCTAGGTTCAAATTGGCTCTTGCAAGCACTAGGTCTACAAATTGAATGCCATTCTGCACCGTGCTTTCACCGCCAGTAGCGCTATGCACCCCAAGATACTCTTTGTCTTCCAGACTATCCATCCCTTGGTGGCCAGTTTGTTCTGTTTTCTGCAATTTTCGCACTACCAACACCTCCAGTATCAGTGAGAATTATTATTGTTCGGTCCTTCATCTGCCATACAGCAGACTACTATGACCTCGGCTGACTCCTGCCAGGTTCAGCTAGCCATCGCTGACTAGTTTGTTCCTGTACACCCATATCGGTGTTCTTGTCGGGAACTTTCCTGACAGGCCTCCCCGGGTAAGAGTGATAGCTTTCGTACCATGCAACCGTTGGCTTTACTGATTTCAACTTCGAGTAGTATCGGACTTCGGTTTGTGGAGCAACCTCATCCAGCCTCATCAGCCTTATAGCCACTTCTTGTACATCGGTTCGGTACTTTGCTTTAGGCTTCCTTCAGACTCCGCCTCACGATGGACGCCCTTGCCCTCAGCCCGTGGTTCCGACTACTACGGCCCACAGCGGACTTGCACCGCCTAGTTATCACCCATGCCGGGCGCACCCCAAAAAATCCCCACACCGGCCATTATAGCTAGTGTGGGGATTAGTGTTACTTGACAATCAACTTGTTACCAGGATAAATCAAAAAGTCCGTGTTCATACCATTTAATTTAGCTAAATCATTCATGCCTATACCGAATCGTTGAGCAATTACCCACCAGCTATCACCGTACTTGACCGTGTAATACGTGTGAGAAACACCAATCACTCGTTTGCCATACGCTTGACCACCGTTCTCACCAAGTGCAATATAACCAACTTGTCCATTTGAACGAGTATACTGCGCCCACACATAATCTTTATTGATGATTACTTGATTGTAAGTGACATGCTCACCAACATAATAAGTTGCTACCTTAGCATAATTAGTACCGGCACCTGTTCGTACATTGAGCGTAGTATCCGGATAGAATGTGCCAACCTGCTTGTACGTTTGAATCATTGCAGTTTTGACTGCTGCCTTCTTGCTCGTCTTGTTAGCAATTTTATTTTGCTCTTTGACAGCCGTTTTATCGGCCGGTTTAACCGTTGACTTCTGATCTGCGGTGTAATAGTTATCGTATAATTGACTCACATCGAAGCTACCATAACTAATTCGGAAGTGTGCCGCTGACGACCACTGCCATGAATGATGGTTAGCATACCAAGTCTTCCCTGCTACATTATAAGGATAAGCTGCAATCCAACCAGAGCCATTTCTAACTTCCATAACACTGTTCTGCCATGAACATCCGTTCCTACAATATTACATCGACAATTTGGATGAGTATCTTCTGGAATATTTGGTGCATCTTCTAATAACCATGGACCATCTGCAGCTAGTTCTCCACAAACATCACAGAAACCAGGTTGTGTAACCATTACACCATAAAAAATACCTTGGTCACGATACGCCTGAACACTGACACGACTGTCGGCACTACTACTTTCTGATTTCAATAGTGACTGCGTCTGCGTAAGCTCTTCATTCATTTCACTTGCAAGATTATCTTTCACTCTAGGCTGAGCAACAGATTTAAAAGTCATTAACTGCTTCCAATTCTGCTGGTCTAATCCCTGTTGTAAACCGTGATTTAAAGCATTCTGCATTCTAATATTCATTTGATCATTGTGTAACCAGATACGATTAGAATAGTCCTTACGAGATTGTTCGACTTTAGTGGATACATCTATCGGTTGCTGACCACTATGTTCGTAATAACCATTCTTATAACTATCAGCAATCTTCTCCTGACCATACTGGTCTGCACGATCACTCGCAATCGCTTAGCCAACTCATCATTAGGATTGTTATCTTGCATCATAGTATTAATAGCTAACTTAAACTGATTAAGATCCCAGTCATTAACTTCCTGGTCTACCTCTTGCAAAATCAGTCCTGCTTTGGTGGCATATTCTTGATAGAGCACGGTTAACTGAGCAGAAATCGTGACCATTGCATCACGATAAAAGCTAGCTAAAGTATTACCGTCCTGCTTGTCCTGCTCCACTAGTCGTGCTATCTGTTGCTGCTCCTTCTTGATCGTTGATGTCATCGCCATTGTCTTCCACCTCGGTATCATCACTAGCTTTATTCATACCCGGCATATTATCAAAAGCTTGCTGACTTCGCTCCATGTTAGCATCCTTTTGATCATCCATACGTTGCTGTTCTTGGTCAGCAGGAATCCCAGTAACTTGTTCAGCCATCTCTTGAATTGTTGTATCAGAAATTGCACCAGCGTTCTTAACCGCACTGATGTTCTGCATAATCTCACTATCGTTTTTAGGCAAATTAAGTGTAAAACCAATCGTCAAATTATTGTACTGATCATCAGTAACCTCGACGCCCTTAATGAACGACCATTGCTGACATAACATCTTAAAGCGTTGCATTAAACCACGTTGATAGAGTGACTGCATCGTTGCACGTTCTTGGTCAATTCCCCATAGTTTGTAGGACATCGCCACCCCTGAAACATTAGCTGCAAAGTTAGCGTCCGTTACATCTGGTGTATTAGTATCCTTATGAATATCAGCCAACAATTGATTAATATAAGTGAGCCAGTCTTGGGCATTTAATTGCTTCGTCAGATACTGGGCTGTCGTCTGATTAAACAGCTTTGTTCCATTAGGCTGGTCATAGGACGTAGATACAAGACGTTAGCATGCGTATCAAGCACCTTCTGCACCATCACTACTTGGTTAGCTCGGTTGTTTGAATCATTAGCCTGTTCGGTATAGCCACCCTTTTCATTGTCAATATAAAGTGGCTTGCCATTGGGACCAATCATCTGTTCTAACTTACCTGTATTGTTCTGAACTTCACCACTGATCATCAGCATGGCATTGCTAAAGTCCTCTTGACTATTTGCCATTTCGGATAAGGCTTGGTCATAGGCGTCAATCTCATCTAGCTTGGGTTCCCAAACACCTACGTGTTCATCATTCAGGATGTATTCAACTAATGGCACATCACCAAAGCTGTGTTCACTCTCGTTGCTCAGCACCCAGCCAGCAGATGGATTGTCACCAGCAGTGTAGTAATAAACACAATCATTCGTTTAGACTTCAATTTGATAATTAACCTGGTCCATCACATTTACTGCGTAATAGCGAACCGCAAATAATTCAACTGGATTAACATCAGTTGACCACACCACAAACGCTTGATTAGGATCAATTGGTGTAATCTGTGGCTGATTATCATCTTTAGCACAATAGACTAACTCGTATGCCCGTCCAGTATTGCAAAGATTCTTACCCATTACTTTTTCATGGTATGGTTCATCATTCTCACGATTAAAGCTGTCTAATGTATCCAACAATGTTTCACCATCATCATTTTCATCGGCACTGTTCGTGTAACCAAACGTCAAAGGATTGCCGAATTCATAACCAACGCGGATATTCGTAATATATCGCGGCAACCCCGATGTAATACGCTCATCAGACTTACCCTTACGCTTGTTCGACATCCAGTAATGAATGTTGTTATCCGCCTGGTAGTAACGTTCCAACTCAAGAATCCGTGGTAACTGATTCGTATAGTGGTCGTTTACATACCACTGGATTAGATCAATAAAAGGCTGTGATTTTGGCTTCAGTGCTTCCCATGAAGCTGTTGGAATCTTATATTGCTGGTTTGCTTGAAATTGATATCGATTGCCGTATCGCTTACCGTTTAATAGTGATACGCTATTCGGCTGTGTCGAAATCGACCGGTAATGTGCTGTTAAATCATTCGTCTCTGCCATCCAATCACCTCACATCCATGGCAAGTCACTGTCTTGGTCAATCAACCCATGCTGTTGCAAGATAGTGGTTTGCTCATTTAAATTAGTTTTATTTGTATGTTCCCGTTGCCACTCTTTAGTTGCCTTAGCATAACGGGTTACATCCATCACATCATCATTCTCTTTGACTGGTTCACCAGTCTTCTCATCCCAGCTGTATTGGTAGAGTTCATCTGTAAACTTATCAATGGCTTCTTTAACCACCATAAATTGATGGCGTTTAATCTGACCTGCTAATAACTTAACTCCGGTTAAACGAATCTTATACGCATTAATCGCATTGAATCCCTCATTCTGGAACCGAGTCACATATTCTGGTCGAGCTGAGTCACAATAGAACGGAATGTTATAGCCGAACTCTGCTCGAACCTCACGCGCAGTATCGACCCAGAACTCAATCTGCTGATGCTGTCTGGTCACTTCTTTAATTAGATAAGTATTACCATCATCATCGTCAGCAAGCACAACAATGACTCCCTTATGCTCAAATCCCCAGTCAACACCAGCATAGTAAGTCAGTGCTTGACCATCTGTTTGTTGCTTGAAATTATCACGTGTAATGATGTTTTTGTCCTTATCAAAGTCGCTATAAACGAGTCCTTCACCAGCCACGCACAGAACAATCATAGAACATTCCGGTTGGCGTGGTTTCTTTAAGTGACTGCACATAATCACGGTTTAAAAACGTATTATCATCCAAAATAAAATGGTTCGAGACAATTGTGTCCAAACCATTAGGATTATCAATGTATTTAGTTTTTAACCAGTGTGTCGGAACATCTGGGTTGGTATCACAGACCACTCGTGCCCCTTCAACAGAGCAACGCTGTCTGATTTCAGTGAAGACAGCTTCATTTGCTAGCGACGCTTCATTCACGTAAGCACCCGTAGCTGTCATCCCACGAATCGCACCTAACCCACTGATTGAGCCGGTAAACGTCTTCACAATCGTTACAGGTGGCAATCCGCTGAACTTAAGCTGAAAGCTGTTGTGCTTATCAAACTTAAAGATCAAACCAAACGTATTAGTGATTTCAGTGAGTACGTTATTGTAGATTGACTTACTGGAAACACCGGCAAGGATATACAGTGGGTGTGCGATACCTTGCTGTTTAGCAACTAAGGCTGCGTGTCGAACTTCGAACAAAAAGACAAAGTTATCGACAAACGTTTTCCCTGCACGCACCGCGCCATAGTTAATCATCAGCTTCCACTTGGGATTGTGTAACTCTTGATGTAAAACTTGCAACTGCTTATCAGTAAACATCTGCTTTAAGTCCGCCTTAGCCATTCGTCTCACTCTCCCTACCAATCGTATTCAATAGACTATCTAGTGCATCCATCTGATCATTATGGTCATCCTTGGCAACAGCAGCACGTGCTTCAGCAATATCAGCCTCTGCCTTTAATTTACGTACTTTCTGTTGCTCAATCTCATCACTATCATTCTTTAAGTCACCATGTAGTTTGAACCAAAGTTCAGCAGCCGCTACTTGTTCTTTAATAGGCGCTGTCACAAAGGTTGTTGTATCTTCTATATAACTACTACGTGCCCCCAAAGAATCATCATCAACAGCTGCTTCTTTTTGTAGGTTATCAATCTGAACATAGTGTCGCTTAATCACCTTACCAGCACTGATTCGATAGATATTCTTCAATACCTCATCGGCTCCATCAGATTCAGCTTGTTCTACTTTTCCAACCTTTTTGTTGATATAAGTCTGAACCCCATCATTTTCCAATAATTTAATGCTGGCATTCTTTGCGTATAATTGAGAGTAACCGGCTTTTATCGCTGATTGGAAGGCATTGTTCGTTTTGATAAATTCATTGGCAAATTTGCGTTGTTTCGATGTTATCTTTTTTGTCATTACATACCACCACACCTTACTTTCCAAAATATATTATGCACAAAAAAAGCCAAGCTCTACGCATGACTTAAATACCACTAATTCAACAAACTACTATTTTTATTCTTAATAATATAAACGATTAGAAAATACAAAAAACCACTGATCAATACAAGCGCAACAAATCCAGCTATGACAATAATACAGTCAAAACTAAACCGTTTGTTTGAAGGTAAATAACCAATACTCCAAACAAGTGAAGATATGAAAATCAAAAACAAGAACACAAACGCAATTAATACGGCAGGAATCCTATCTGCCAATTTTAAAGCAACTTCTTTGTAATCTGCTGAAGAACCTGTTTGACTATTTTCTGGCATATTTATAGACTCCAGAAATTCTTACCAAAATAGGTAGAATAAAACCACCTAATGACAACAGCACAGATACCAAGAGGGGAAGCCCAAACCAAACAAATCCAGCTATTAGTAAAACAATTCCGATAGCTATGCCAATAGCATCTATAAAGTGAACATATCTCATTAGAGAGATATAACCATTATCTTCAATCTGCTTCATTTCATTAATAACCTTGTACTCATCTTTTATTGTTGTCATACTTTCCAAAAATTTTACCTTTGAATCGGACAAATCTTCATCATAAAAAAATTGTGTGTCACTGTTACCACTAGTACTTTCAACATTAACTCCACTATCATCAGTGTTATGAAAAACACTTGTGATTTGAGATGAGGTTGACAAAACCATCACAGTAACAACAACTGCAGCAGACGTTTTAAAATCCTTGAACACGCTCTGAGTTTCTTGTACAGAATCAGTAGATTGTGAAAAAGTTATTAAATCGTTTTGCATTATAACTCACCACCTAATGGTCACTTTTTCTTTCAAAATGAATATCTTTCGTTGCTATTTTTTTGTCAGAAAATTTTAAGACAAAAGTATACTTACCAGGCTCAGGTATATCCACATTTTGTGCAACAAGATTAATAGCCAAATTTTCTTGTTCAAATGCCTCATCAGGCAAATCACGCATTAATAATTTTTTTTGATAATCACCTTTAGTCAAGGTTAGTTCAACTTTTTTTCCACTATCTGCATTAACATCATTAATTGTTATACTTACTGTAAATGAATAAACTGCAGGGAACGATGGCAGTTTATACAAAACAAATGGATTTACTATAATTCTATTGTTATCTTCAATACTTGCACGTTGAGAAACAATAATATCAGCAATCATGTTTTCATCCTCCAAATTATTATCTTCTCCTATGGTAGCACATTCAATAATAATTAGCATTATCTCTATACTTTAAATTATATAAAAGACCATTTATCAAAAAGCACTATATCGCTGGCAGGATTCGAACCCGTATCCCATCATGGCTTACCAATTAGCCCACAGCGACTACCAATCTGTAATAATACTTTGGAGGAGTATTAATGTCATAGCGTACCAATTAACACACTTGGCATACTACCAATTTATCACGGTTACACCGTACTTTTTTCTCGATTTTTCCCACTACAAATCGTACAATCCTAATCCTTTTGCACACTCACCAACAAAAGCATTTCTCAACTCGTATGCGCGTGCTTTACCTACACCTACCAAGTTATTATCCACTAATCCAACAAGTGTATACCGTGGTCGTTTCCGAAAATACAACTCGTTCACAATAATCTCTGTGTCATCACCCACATCATCTAAGCAATCATCAATCACTTTACGTTGCCGTCTTAGCGCGTTAATGCGCCGGTCATCGTCAATCGTAATCAGTGTGTTTAATGTCTGATTAGTGTACTTAAACTGTGCCTTACCGCCACCCACATTATCATCACCTTGTGTGGATGGATAACGTAATTCTTGTTCACGATCCTCAATAATACTTATCAATCTTCGGATAATCTCGTAAGATATCTTCTACTTTTCGAATAGTTGACCGCTTCACCTTTATTCCTAATCAATGACACCTGATGGGAAGCTGACAATCCCGTTTGTCGTATCAGCCCGCCAGTGTTCCTCATTTTTGCTGAGCAAATACCTATCAACCTCCGACCAGCTTGCAAATTCCTTCTGATATGGTTCCTTGCCACTATCCTCTGGTGGCACAATCGTAAATCTCATTTTTCACTCCTAAAACTATCCATACTGATTTCCAATGCATCAGCAATTTTTTCCATTAATTCAAAACTTGGTCGCTTAATCTTTCCATGTCTAAATTCATACAATACCGCGTTACTTTTAAGCCCCATCAACTTTGCCAATTGATTAATATTTAGATTGCGCTGTTCGAGAATCTTTTCTACTTTTATCCAGATGACACCCACCCCCAGGCATCAACATATAGTATGCAATCCGTATAAAAAGATCTATATATTGAGTTTTAACTCTATAAGCGGTATATTTTATGAGTTGATTAACTAATCAAAATATTCAACTGAAAGAAGGGATTTATATGTCTCGTCCGATCAATCCAGGCACTGACAATAAGCCTGCCGGTACTTATCATGAAGTTGGACCTCGTGGCGGCAATGTTAACAAAGGCCGTACTGTTCATATCCAACAAGGCGATCGCTTACCTCCAACCCAAAAGTCCGGTAACAAATGGTCTAAGAATTAATCGCGGTGCTCTCGATTTATTTCGAGAGTATTTTTTGTTTCCGCTTAGAAAAACAGAATGATCTACTTAAAATATTAAACTGTAACCATGATTCAACATACAAACATCCATTTTCTTCGTACTTAGTTATATAATGATGTATCATTTTTGTTCTCCCTCTATTTTCTTATACTGCCGTGCTACTGGCACTAATCGTTCTTCCTGATATGCTTGTACTCGATACCGCAACCAAGTAGGATCGTGTCGCAGCACTCTTGCTACTGTATATGCACGTTGAGGATGTGCTGTTGCCAGACTGGAAACGTACTCCTCAATCATGTCATATGCGCGCTGTGAAACATGCACTGGCTTACCCGTTCTATTAGTCAACTTCCAGATTGGTGCCATTGCTGAATTTGGTGCTTTCATCACACTACCGTACCGTTTCTCAACAGCTACCAGTTCTCTGTGTAACTCGTCTTTGTCGATCATTGTTAATCACGCTTTCTAGTTCACGCTCATAATGGTTGTGAACATAACTCATACAATTGGGACACGGTCCAACCTGCATCCCATAATTTCCGATTGGTTTATTTACCACTTTACTACCATGACAACGTTCACACGTCATACATTTCGCACCCCTTCCATTTCATCAAATAACAACTGATGACCTGCCACTTTGCTAAATAATCGATCAATTGTCTTTCTGTCGTACATGTCTTCAAGCTGTTTCTTTTTATTATTAGTCGTGATGATGGTCGTATGCTTAACCTCATTATGTTCAAAGTCACAACGGGCATTAGCTACTTGATACATCATCGTTTGCAAGTCCTTATGAACGGGCCTGTAAAAGCCGCGATCACTCGGCTTGCCGCCCTCAGTACCAAAGTCATCCAGCACTAGCACATCCGCTGACCTCATCGCCTTAGTGATTTCAATTAGTCGGGTGCGGACATCTGGTGCTTCATACTTATCATTGACCAGTCGTAGCAACTCTGCTGTTGAAACAAACATCACAGTCTGACCGGACTTCTTTAATTGGTCCATAATTGCCAGCGCCAACGAAGTCTTACCAACACCGCGGTCACCAGATAAAATCACATTAAACTGACTGTTCACAAGCTGTTTGGCTAATGCAAACGCCTGATTTCCTAGCTTTTTAGCTTGTTCAATATTAGGTTGTTTCTGTATATCCCAATTACTAAAATCAAACCGCAGTGGGATATTCCCAGACCATACTGACATTGCATAGTAGTGACGTTGATGATTAATCTTCACGGCCTGTTGAGCTCTAGCTAAGGTCTGTTGATCTAGTTCTTCCTTGGTTGGCAATTTGGCTGGATCAATATGCTTAGTTGCAATTACCTTAGCTAGTAACTCAGGATCAAATAACCGGGCCTTTTTCATCCAAACCAGTCCTCTCGTGATTCTGGCTCAGCCATGCTACCACTATTAGGTACTTGATAATCGTCATCAAAACGGCCATTAAACCACGTTGCACCATTCATCGGGGCTTTCCATGGATTAGCTGCTAAGTCTTGCTGATACAGTCTCAGGCGCTCTAATAAATAAGCATTAGTGTTCTTAGCTGACTTCTTTCGCCATGCTTTATAGTGGCTTAGAGCCTGCTTTTTACCCTTTTTGTTTGGGTACCGGTTCCAAACATCATCAAATTCAGATTCGAGTTGAACAGATGGTACGGCGCTAGCCGCATTATGTTTTTTATACTCTGTTTCTGAGTCTGATTCTGTTGCGTTACCGTCCGTTACTGTAACGTTACCTGTAACGCTACTGCCAATTTGCTGCTGTCGTTGCTTATCTCTGAAACGCTGAACCCGCTCAGCTGTCTGCAATCGAACCTTTTCCATGCCTTCAATATTCCGATGTTTGTCCCAGTGAGTGATGCCAATTACACCGTTTCGGCTCACGTCAATCATGTCAAACTCTTCTAGCGTCTTCATTGCTAATCGAACCGTATTAACTGGTCGCCGAAACAGTGCCGCTAACATTTCATCTGAATATGGCATATCACGCTGAATATAAATCAAGCCAGAGTCATTAGTCTTGCCAGCCAGCACCAGTAATCGAATCCAAATACTCAAGATAGCATCCGCTTCTGGCATTACTTCAATCAATCTAATTTTTTCATCATCAAACATGTTAGTTTTTAATTTAATCCAATGGATGTCAGCCATTTCACACCCTCCATACATTGTCTAATGGGCCTTCCACCCACTCGGTGTCCTAGTCACTGCTGTAATTACCTTTCAAGCCAATTCGTTTTAAGGTCTCTTTATCTAACTTAATGCCAGCCACTGGTACATGATATTTGCGACTAAACGCCTGCGGACCAATTTGTTAAATCTCGCTATGATGTTTCCGACACAAGGCCATCACATGCCTTTTAGCATGGTCAACATGAGTTCGGTTCATTCCTGCGCCGATTACGTCTACATGATGGATATCAGCATGATTACCACAGATCATGCAGACACGATGACGACAACATTGAAACAAATAATATTCTTGGTCGCGTGGTAATAGCTCATAGCCATTTTCAAACGCCACATGCCACTCAAACATAAAGTCGATAACTAGGCCGAGAAGTACGTTAGCATCGTTCACAGAGGACGTGGTGACGTCTGAGAGGCTAATCTGCTTGCCAAACATATATGCTGCATACTGCAGATAAAACAATTCCTTTAGAAAATCCGTTGGCATTCCTAACCAAGTATAGATATCCGTTAGCAAGGCAAAGAATAAGCGGCGTTGTTGGGGTCTAGCCTTGCGTGTATCAGCTATTTCACCATCAACGTAGAACAAATCTCGCGAACCACTAACTGTTTCGACATGGTCTAAATTAGGCTGCTCATTTAATTCCACCAGCAAGTAATGTTTTCCCTGCCGTTCAAAATATTTAGCTCGTGATCGTTGCACATAATCACCTCAAATTAGAACGGTAAGTCTGAATCACTCACATCAATTTGTTCACCGTCATTGGCAAACGGGCCCTGATTAGTTTGGTTATTGTTAGACTGTCGACTGCCAATTTGATTACTGTTATCTGGTAAGTCAAAATCACTAACGTTCACACCTAATTGAGTGCTGCCATTGTACTCGCTAGCTTCAAAGTCGCCTGTAACTGTGACATGGCTACCTTTGTGGTAAAACTTTTCAATCGTGGTAGCTCGCTTACCCCAGACTGAGCAGCGAAACCAGTCGGTTCCATACTCACCATTGTTGTCTGGACGATTACGGCGCACTGCCACACTAAAGTTAGCCACTTGTGTGCCCGCCTTGTGTGTTATTGATTGCCGGTTCTTTTCCTAAATTTCCTGAAATCGTAATTTGTCGCATCTATTACCCCGCCTTTTCGGTTTGATCATTCAGTTGTTTGGTCACTAACTGAATTAATTTGTTGGCTGCTTCACTAGTCAATCGACTCAATTCATTAACCCCGGCTTTTTTTAAATAACCAGCTTGTACTTTTTCTGTTGGTGTCTGTGTAACTCCTGCCATTGATTCAAATAGATTAGTCAGTGTTTTTTCTTGTGTGCTAGAAATCGGTTCAGATTGTTTTTGGCTATCAATATTTTGTTGAAAGGAATCCGGGTCTAAGTTATCCGTAGTAATATTAAAGAATTTCAACAAGAAATACTTTTCGCCGTACGTCAACGCTTTCCCGACTCCTTTTTCGCCTGCAATATCAACTCCTTGTACATACCAAGGATACTCCAATTTTTCATCAGGATTCTCAGTGTTGATCCAATTCATTACCATTTTCAGCTCTGTAAAATGGGTCATACTACCTTTCTTGTTAGGAACGCTATCCACGTGATAGTCTATAATTGTAGGTACCAATAACAAGCTTTCATCATCCAGCAGCCCATGAATTTGACCTAGTACGTCTGAGGAGCCAGCGTAGCTATACTGAGTTGCTTTTTGAGACTTCTGAATATACTTAACCTGAGCATGAATATGTTGCAATTTCTGATAAATATTATCTTCGACCATTAGTTCACCTTTGCCTTTACTGTAATCTTTGGTTGAACCTTGCTAATTACAACTGATTTAAATTGCTGGTCATTAATCAAACCGCTGGCAATCAATTGTTTAACTGCTTTTAAATCAACACTGTCACGCTCAATAACTTCATGTTTAATTAAGCCAGCATCGAATCCGCTCAATTCTTCGAACGCTGCTTCTTTGTCAACAACGCTAACTTTCCAATTTGAAGGCTTATCATAATGTTTGTTTTCACGAACAAAATGGTAATTGGGCGTGTCGACTTCATCTAAATCACCAATTAAGTGCCGTCGATAATCTTCAAGCAAGCTAATATATGCAGTCTGCCTGATAGTAGCCTTCCTAAACCCACTCAAGTCACGTTGTGCTTTTGCAAGTTCCGTTTCAGCTTCTTCAAGGTCACTGATCTTCGTCATCTGCCAACACCCCCGCTTCAATTAAATCTTCTTTAGTTAGTTCATCGCCATCTTCATTTTCAAATTGTTCTTCTTGCACTCGTAACCACTGATCATATTTATCCATTACGCTAACCCTCGTAATTTATTTAGTGCTTCATAATCAAAATCTAACTGGCAATATAGTTTACTTAGAGACACAGCGTCACCAATCCAAATGCTACTGATCAACGTCTTGACAATAGTAATATGCAGCCTATACATTTCTTCCGCTTGTGTACCCCCATAGTCGTTGCAATAAGTTCATCTTTGACGAACGATAGATTTGTAAATTTATTTGATTTGCTTTCAATTCAATACCTACGCTCGGGTGCAACCGATCGTGGATATTTTGTTGTTTAAGCCAAACTTCAAATGGCTTATGTGATACTTTTCTCATCTAAATCACTTCTCAATTAACTACTGACAGCGCTGATATAAAAATTTCAAATTGACCACTGTTCGTTTCAACAACCGCAATCTGCCGCGATGACTTGCCAAATGAGTCCGGCTTGATTGTAATCACTTTACCAACACCACCATCCAACAATACTTGTCCAGCTGATTTGGCAGTAGGTTAAGCCACTCGATCACCTACTTTAATCGGCATCAACAACACTTCCCAACTTGGGTAATACAAACTGCCACTTTCCATCACTCATGTTCTCAGGTTTAAAAATAGTACCTCCGTACGTATCTAACGTATCTAAAAACTCTTGACTATAAATTTTAGAGCCGCCTTTAACGATTACTGCCTTTGTCGTTGTATATTGAATTTCGGTTAACAACTCTTTCTCGTTATCCCACGCCACTTGCCGCTGACGTTGTTTTAACGCATATTCGACTTGATCCTCGTTATACATAAATATTCCTCCTCGTATTATATAAATTGTTCCACTAATTCTTTTTGTTCTATTTTCTATATTCAAGTTTCTTTGTTGGACCTTGCGTGATAATCTCTAATTGTCAGAGGCTTTGGTCAACTGGTATAGGTTTTGTCCCCCTTGTAGCTTTGACTACTTTTTTAGACTGCCGCCCAGACAATCATCTAAAGCACGCACCACATGCTGTTTCGATATCATTCATTCACTAATCTGAGTAGGATTAGCCGCAGCTTGAATGTTTGATACCAATGAATTCTTATCTGCGAGGATGTGTTTAGTGATTGTAATTAGGGTCATCACACAGGGTCCAACTTAAGACCAGATAATACTCAAGAAAGGAGGCCATTCCAATGAAATTACTTGTCGGTATTGATGTTAGTTCTAAAACACTTGAAGTCGTGATGATGACTTCTGAAGCGTTAAAGCCGGTTTTTCAAGGCGCTTTTGAGAACGATCTGAATGGAGCTACCGAGCTTAAAACCATCATTCTGACGTTGAATGAACAACGTCATTTTGATCAAATAACTATTGGCATGGAATCCACTTCCATTTATAGTTTTCATACCGCTTATTTCTTCATGAATGATGACGATCTGGCCCAATTTAATATTGAAGCAGTCGTCCTTAATCCGCGCGACACGAAACGTTATAAAGACGTTTTTGCAGACAATAAGAATGATCAGATTGATGCCCTCTATATTGCCGATTACCTACGTAACGGGCGCTTCGCTACCAGCCTAGTGCGTGAAGATGAATACATCGCTTTACAACGGCTGACCCGCTCACGCTTCGAACTGGTATCCTCACTAGCTCGTTCAAAACAACACTTTTTAGAAAATCTCTATTATAAAGTCAACAAGCTGGCAGTCAACACTGACGGTGAGAAAGTCGTGGTTTTCGGTAACGCAATTTTTAATCTACTTACTGAAGAAATGACGACCGATGAACTGATCAATGCGTCCACCGAAGACCTGATTGACTATTTGAATGCCGCTGGTCGGGGCCGCTTTGCTGACGTCGAGAAGACTGCCAAGGCAATTCAAAAAGCCGTCCGGGGCTCGTATCGCTTACCTAAGGTGATTCAAAACTCAATTGATATCAATGTCTCCATTTATGCGGCTGAGATTCGAACTTACCAAAAGCTGATCAAGGAACTTGATAAGCAAATTGAAGCGATTGTTACCGTGTTGCCCGAAACTGAGATTCTTCAATCGATTCCCGGTATCGGCCCAGTTTACTCGGCCGGAATATTAGCTGAAATCGGCCAAATCGAACGTTTTGACAAAGAAACTCAGCTGGCTCGCTATGCGGGACTAGCTTGGAAACAAAATCAATCTGGCGACTTTAACGGCCAGATTACTCCTCGAACACACACCGGAAACAAATATTTACGCTATTACCTAATCGAAGCTGCCGGTTCGGTAACACGTTATGATCCAGTATTCCGTGCTTATTATGAGAAGAAAATGTCCGAAGTAACTAAGACCCCCAGAAAGCGGGGCCTCGCATTAACCGCAAGAAAGCTTGTCAGGGTGCTCGACGTCCTACTCCGGCGACACCAACTCTATCAAAAGGAGGAATCGGTATAGATTAATAAATCTAATCCGAACATGAATTTCAGCCCTAATTTTCAAAAAGCAAAAATTAGTAGGCTTATTTAAGTGCAGCTTTTTTTCGGAATGTTGTTCTAACTTTAAGAACTTATTCAACTTTATTTTCTTGACTTATCACCACATGGCTCAACAAATATAGTGGTCATCCGCGTTGAGCCATGATTATCAGTCCACGCCACTAACATGTTGGTGGGTTGATCGAATATCCTTATCATAAACAATAATATTTTGTTGATAACGCTTACCGTGTCCTAGATCACTCTTGAGTATTGAGGGGGTGTTTTACGGCTACATCCGTTGCAGACATGCTCAATACTCATTCATCAATGATTCGATAAATCTTAAAAGCTCGCTTATCCAGCGCGACAATAAGTTTGTATTTCTTAGTATAGCGCAGTTTTACTCATTAAACTTTGTTTGATTGTAATGGTAATTAGCTTTCATGCCAATTAATCGTCCACGTTGCTGCTGATTGTACCAAACTCCTCAGATGGCCCTTGCACAATTGTTGGACTCACACATTAAAAGTACCGAGAACTGTCGCAAGAAGAGAAGGACATTTTGCGCGGTACACTGAGCACAGCATAAATTTCATGGCTTCCCCAGCATTACCTTTCCGTTATCATAAAATCGAAGTTTGGTTCTCTCACTTCAAACATATTGTCATCTACAAATATAATTTTTGGAAGTCGGCCTTTCATATTCTCCCCATTATTGAATCCAAAATTAATTCCTTCTTCCTGCTTTATCACTGAAAGACACCAAAATTGAACTCATCTTTTAATGGCACGCCTCGCAACATATCGGTATAATTTAACGAAGGTGACACGTTTCTGGAAAACACCTGGAATTAGGCAAAAGTCAATACAAATGGGGGGACAATCATGAAAAATTGGAGTAAATGTAATATCTGGCAAAAATCGGTTGTCGTAGTAATGCTGCTTCTTCTAGCATACGAAATCGTCACAACCGCACAAGCACTAATAAGATTT